GTCATAGAGCGCGAGCGTGTCAGAACGAAACGCAGTCTGGACGGTAAGTTGGACGATCAAATCCTGGGATTCGAAACGGGTTGGCGTCAAAGAATTTTCGTATTGGTTCTGATCCAATGCATTGTCAATCGATAGCCGGAACGATTGCATTTTGTATGCGGTAGAATTGTAGTTTAGAGTGCAGTCGGCAAACAGGAACGCGGTACCGCAATCCGGGATCGGACTCGTCGGATAGGTTGATCCATAGACCTCTTCAAGCTCTCCAACACACGCTACGTTCCAATTCAAGTACTGAGACTCTTGGCCAGAAATCTCCAACGAATTGATTCGCAGATTGTTGTACTGATAGATCGCAGCGACCTTATCAACCAAGGCATCCCAATGAGCAATGGTCTCCCCAGGGATCCACGGACTAGCACCAGTCGTCCCGATCGCTCTTGGTAGAAACCAGTCAATTTCCGCAACGCTAAAATTTCCTGAAATGTTTCCGCCCGACTTGTCAGTCAACGTCCTAGATCGACAGCTAGCCCTCTGACGCGTTCCGCGATGTCCTTGGTGCATTCCATTGGTGCGTTGACCAACGAGCGAGCATTCGTTGAATGCGACCCCTATACCGCTTGCCCAGGTCGTGGTGTCCGAAACGATGAGTTTACTGGCTGTGGCTTGCGACATTTGATTCTCCGAGGATTAAGATTTTAGATGATCTTATCGAAACGATGCTCACTCAAAGCGACCATAGTAAGGAACGCGATCTGGACCACGGTAATGCAGCACACGCTCTCCTGGAGTCGGATGCCGATCACCGGCCAAAACTTCGACCGCGTCGATCTGGAAGCACGCTCGATGGATTGCAATGGCATCTGCCTCGGTGTCGCAGACAGCCATCCTGCCATCAACGATGAACACCCCATCAATGGTCGCCTTGGTTTCAGAAACCGATTCCACAATGGCCTCGGTGCTCGAAACAACATCCACTGATGCCGATGGATTTTCTGGCAACGTTGCCAAGACGCTTTGCGTTTCTTCTGGTTTTTTCCTGCTCATAACAACCTCGAATCTAAACGGTCCATGGTACAACGAATTGCAACAATAACAGAACTCGCATCGTACCCGCCTTCGAAAGCAGGGTCCACGAATGGTGTCGCAAATTTTAACTCGATAGCTTGGATTTTAGTGGTTGGAAACTTCCCTGACGCAGTCGCCGCATTCAATGCTGCCTGGGCAGTTGTGCGAATCGAATTAGGCATCTGAGCGTGAGATTTATTGGCGAAAATATTCTCGACCCTTTCAATAGCACCAAGGTGCGATTCCATGCCGGAAGTCAGATCAGCATCCGATGGATCCGAGATCACGATGAGAAATCGAAACAACCTTTCGTCCTGGCTGTTTTCACCGGGTGCCTCTTCGGTTTGAAGTGGGCAGACGCATCCACCTGCGACCCATGTGCGACCACGTTTATAGGGTTTCTTTCGAAGTACGAACGCACGCGACGTCAGATCAGAATCCGCATTCAACGTCGTGACGATCGCGTCACCGAGGATTTTTAGTCTTGAACCAAGCATCTCCAACCCACAAATCTTTAGAGTCTAACGGGTGCCACAATACCTGTCTTAATTCTACACGTTTCCGCAAAACTTCAACCTTCTCGGGACTGCCAATCGGTGCACTTGTCGGTACAGGCATCTCAGACGCTTCCTGTTCCGAATAATCGAGATTCGACTTCGTCAACGAATCGTTCGTGCAGTCGATCGACATAAGAACCCTCTAGCCACAAAAATGGTCTGGCTGGAATTGGATGTGGACCACTAGTCCCAAATTGCTGATATGGAGCATAAAATAACGACGTTCCAATTATTGCTTCGTTCTTCATGATATCCTCGATCCGTCCTTCGACGCCGGACTGCGTCACGGATCGCTTCATCACGCCAGTGAGAATCAACAATGGGTGAGGACCATGGATCGCGATGGTCATCGGAGAATGCGGTGGCCACTGACCATAGGGTGCTCGAGTTTGATCAAAGTTGGATTCGAACCCTTGATGCAACGTTTCAAGCATTGACGTAAAGACTGGAGCAAAGTCAAACGCTTCAAGCTGCGAAATTGTAGCCTGCATCAAGTCAACGAATCGTTCGACATCAACATCGCTCATTCTTCCTTGGTGGTCTTGCGAACCACGCATCTCCACTGAGAAAAATCAACGTTCCGTTTGATCGACTTGATGATCCAGTCGGTGTCGAATGCAGACAGGATATCACCGATCTTTGGTTTGATGATCTGATTGGTCGTGTCAACGAGCGTTTCAGCCCACACGACAAACGTCATATCTTCCGGTTCCCATCCGAACGTTGCAGCAGCGATCGCGATCTCCCTCTCAGTCATTGCGGAACGCTTGCCCTTAACAACGTTGCCAGAAACAACCTGCAAAGTATACCGCTGAGGACCAAAGCTGAACGTCAAACTTTCTATCCCATCTAGGTACACCCAATCGTCCTCGTAATCGACCGAAAGCAAATTCGGTACGGATCCAGAACCGGGTGTCCCCCCACCTGAGCAATTGAAAAATTCGCAGAACGTCGTGACAATCGCCATCGCTACACCTTCGTGATCGTTACGTCGATTTGATTAGCCGGACTCGTCCAACGCTGAATGTCACCGTACTTAAACAGGTTAACTGTGATCTTCGTCACAGCCGATGCAGCGATAGCATCCCCGTCGATCGCGTCTGTAGCGATTGCAGCAGCATTGATCCAGTTAACAGGAGCGTTCGTCCCAAGCGTCGTTAACCAGTCACCCTTACCGTTCAATGCGCCGGATGCGATCGAACCCGCATCGATTGCACCGTCAGCAAGCACTCGCGCCGAGAGAGCACCGGTTTGAAAAGCATCCTCCGGGATTGAATTAGGCTCGGCATCGTGAAGCACCGCAGCAACGTCACCGCCTGCTGTAACGCTTATTTCCCTGGTGTTATTATTTGATATGAGGATGCGATCGCCCATCGACCCGTCTACATAAGTGACCGTACTCGAAGCATTCCAAACTGCATCGCGGTTTTGATTCGCGGTAGGAATATCCGAAACCGCCGCCGGGTTTGCTGGCAAGTTGTCGGTCTTCGCTTTGATCGCCAGCAAGGTCGTGATCGTTTCGTAATCAACTACCGAGCCAATCCATTCGACGTATCGAGCCTCACCCGATACCGTCCCCGATATGGTGATCCGAAGGTTCTCCGCAGGGTGAGTACTTGCCACCGAATAGGTGAACGTGTAGCGACCCGTTGATGGATTCGATACCGCAGACAGATTCGCTGATCGACTCGTTCCGGCTGCGTTTGCGGCTGCAATCGTTGGCGATGCGTCGAGCGCAACCAGCTTGTCTTCATCGTCCCGAACCACCACTGTAAACGCATAGGTCGTCGTCCCCGAATCTGGAATCTCCATAAGTGGAGTCCCGTAGACGTTCATCTTTGCAGATAGATTGTTTAGGTTTTGAATCGCAGTCAGTACAGAATTAACAGTCGCCTCTTTTGCTAATACCGAGGATGCCTCGATCTGCACTAAGGTAGGACGATTCGTGAGAGTTGCTTCTTTGGCAACAGTCGAATCCTTAGCCACCGTCGAATCATTTGCAACACTAGCAGGGAAGCTAACTGCTGCTGATGCACTTGTAGCTTGCCCTGCAATTTGAGTCATGTTTGCAGATACGGCATCTGTAATCGATTTGATTGAAGTGTTCGTTAATGCTACGTTTGCTGATGTATTAGCAATTTTGGAATGGTCTGTTCCAGCATGTCCAAAGGAACCAGAAGCAGTAAAAACTACTTGCATTGATCGAGAATAGCATCCAGTTTTGTAAAGCACTATTCTAAGTGAATTGCAATCAGTCTCGGCTTGACTTGGTGTGTAGCTCCATTCCCCTTGTTCGACTGTAGGTGTGTTGGCTCCTGCAACAAAAGCACCACTGTCTTTTGATACTGATACCGAAACACCTGTTGTTTGAACTGCACCGTCACTTATCTGGGTGATGGTTCCAACTAGAATCGGCAATGGTGTTGCATTGTTGCGTGGATACATTTATCGGATTCCTCCACCGATCATTAGTTGTCGATTTCTATTCCAGTAGTGCTTAAACACTTGAGCCAAATAACTCCGTCGTCTCGGCGGCTGATAATTAAACATGCCACCAGGCCCAGCTTGATAAGCGGAAAGTATTTGCCCGGGTGTTGCTGTGTAAGGAAGAACCCACGCCTCCAAGATTCTCCCATTGAAATTGTTGTTGTTCGGCGCACCGCTAATTGTGCCAAAAGTCATTCCAGTATTTTGCGTGTTAATGGCTGTCGCTGTGCCAAACGCCTGATAATTCACACCTTCTAATCCGTCCAAGTAAATCTTGCAAGCATCAGTTAGTGTCGAGGTCAATCCGCTGAGCGTTGCGACTAAAAATCGAAATTCGGAATTACGAGTGTAATCGACTTGATAGCCAAATCCTGAAATCTCCACACCCATCGAACTTGCCAATTGCGGCCATAAAGCAAATCTTTGCCCACTCCCTGCGTTTCCACCGTAGGCCATGATTTCTTGGGAGTTTCCCGCGGTGTGAATAAACCAACATGCCATTGTCCTAGCAGAAAACCCGAGCGGAAAAACAGAGCGAGTATTTTGCGGGATTGCCCATGTTGCACCCGTAAAATTTACAGAGGTTCCTCGATTGGTTCCAACCCAGGCCGTGTTGACGTTACTGTAATTCGTTAGCGTCGCATGATCGTTGTTGTTGAGGCTAGAATCCAATAGCGCAGACCCATTCGAGCCAGTAAGAACAGGACTCCATAAACCGACATTCCGATCTGCCCAATCGTATTCGCGTTTTGCCCAGAGTTTCATTAGGTGATCGTCTCTCCATTATCGATGATGGCTTCGATGCAAAACACTTCATCCAGACCACTGTAATTCACTGGACGGATTTCATAAACGTCACCACCTGGAAGATAGACTTGTCTAACGTCTGCTAAGTTGCTGATCGTATCTCCGTTATTTGCATTTATGTGCAGAGGAAATTCAAGTGTGAATGTCAGATTTGATGTTCCACCGATGAGTGCTATTCTGTTCCATTGAATTCTGGCTCCCGTTGATTCACTAAAACAAACAACGTCACCCACAGCAAAGCCAGTATTAGCTGTTACCGTCACTGTGTTTGTTCCACTGTTGCTTTGTGCTGTCAATGTCGTTGCCGCACCTGCGGTTGTTGGGCCTTGGTTCACAACATCAAAAACAGTTGACGGTACGACAACCGTACTGTTGTCCGTTCGGCGAATAGCGACGTAACCTGCTCTTGTGGGAGTGGTGTTTGCTCTACGTCCAATGAAAACCAGTAAGGTAGCTCCAACTTTTGTAGTCAGGTCTAATGTTGATCGGGTTCCAAGATTTTGATTGGTGACGATTGCAGGAGCAAAGATCTGCGTAAACGTCGGTGCTGTTTTGGTGACTACTGCCATTAGATCGATACCTTTCCGGCTAGTTGTTCAATGTCGAGTCCGGTGATCGTGTCGGGTTGCTCACCGGCTACAAAGATCGGTGCTGCTTGTTCTAGTGTGAGTCCGATACCACCCTGTTCTTCTGGGGCGATAAGTGTCTGACGGATTGGTGGTAGACTAAAATCAGGCCAACCCGTAGCATCAGCCGTTGCAGCCATAAATGGTAGCAATTCTGCTACGAGTTTGTTGTGAGCAGCGACTTGTCGCAATTTTTCAATGATCGCCATACCAAGAGAAGTGTTGTGTTGGTATAGCGAAAGTAAACCAGCAAAAGATAACTTTAGTTGTTTTGGAACTTTTGGAGCTATCTCACAGCATCTTACAGAACAGTCGCCGAATCGACGTTCATTGTATAAGTTGGCAGCTTGTGTGTCTGATTCGATTAAGGCTTTGAGTTCTTGTGGGGTCATGACCACCATCCCTTCATCAATGTGCGAACTGCTTCGATTATGGTTTCGATCAAGTAAATCAAAATGAGGAACAAAACGATCGCAAGACCAATCACCGGGAAGAAAAATATCGCCAGCAACCAAATCCAAGCGCCTCCGGTAGTATCCGGTTTCATCGTCAGTCCCTCCTTGTCGAAGCGGATTTCTGCAGCAATGATTCAGCCTGCTCGACGGTTATAGAACCAAGGTGCCTGATTATATTTTCACCGGATCCAATATGAAACATTGGTGCTTGTTGGTAGTCGTGGTTCGGTTTGTTGCAAACACCAACCGACCAGCCAGCATCACGAAAACGTTGGCTTTGCCTGTCGATCCAATCCTTGCATGGTGGGCATTCAGGCAATGTAAAAACAATGATCTCTTTTTTTAGTGACTCGATCGAAGAAACCTTGTTTTCTAATTTCGAAACGCGACGCTCTGCAAGCATCAAATCGTATGCCTTTTGAAGCTGCTCGATCTTTTGCAAGGCAATGTCGTCAGATGCCGCAGGCTTGGCAACGTTTCCAAGATTGGAGATTCCGAACCCGATCGTAATACCCAACAACGCTCCGACTGCAAAAGCAATCAGGCTAAATCTTTGAGCGAACATTTACTCACGCTGCTTTAACGCAACGCCCGGAAGTGGAGATTGAATGTGATCGCGCCGGTTTGCTGCGTAGCAGCTTTTAGACGCAGCTTGTATTTGTAACCCCTGGCCGATGCTAAAAACACATTCGCATTGACCGGTGTGTAGCACTTGGTCGCACCAAGCGCAGTGGTGTGAGCAGTGGTCGAATCCAACTGATTGACAGTTAGCCAATTAGTACCATCAAGCTGAACTTGATAGCCGACGTTCGCACCGTCGAATCCGTCAGAATTTGTCGAGATTGCAGCGAGCACCTGACCCTCTGGAATGATTACCGAATCGCTTTCGGTCTGACTATCTGGAATCGTAACCGTCAACACGTTCTGGATCATGTGTACACCTGCGATTCAATTTCCCAAGAGCCATCTTCGTCATCGAGTGCGGCCTGGACATCAGCCTCACGGAGGATCGCTTCGTCGAGCATCTTCAGTTCCTCAAGCAACGATCGACGAAACCCAACGTGATCAACCGACGTTCCACCGTCAGCAGTCATCGCATTGGGTTTGCCACCCATCGTCAACTTGGTCATCGCAGCCAATTCAGCCGCAACGGTAGCCCGACGCGTTTTCAGATCATCAATGAAAGCCATGCCGCACCTCGTCTTTGTATCCTACAATCTAGGTGCTCACCTAGAACCCAGCCCGTCGCATGTCAGCCGCATCGAGCATGGCCTGCTCTTCTTCGGTCAGCATGTTCCCGCGTTCAGATTTCGCACGCAGAGACGCCAGTAGCAGAGCCTGTTTTCGACGCTCGTCACGCCTCGAATCCTTGCAGACAGCCCTCAAAGGATGCTTGACCGGGTCGACTTGTTTTCCTGCGTTCTCAGGACTTGGCGTCGTTGCCACATACCAACGAATAGCCTCAGACTCATCACAACAGCGTATACGCTTCGTTGGAAGCGTTGAATCGGCCTTTGCGGGTGAAACCTCAAACTCGTATCCGTCGCCCACACAGACGGCCTCAGACGGCCTGACGGGACGCACAGCACCGGAATCCTCTGCAGCCTTAAGCGATTCCTCTCTTTCGTTGACTGCCTTTTCGCGTTCCCGCAGACTCGCCTCAGCAGCCTCGAGCCTCGCCAGCCGTTCTTCGAGAGACAGTTGATCCTTCGGTGTTTCTTTCGTTGCCATGATTACTCCTAAAGTGGACAGGAAAATGTAAGGATCAAAATTCTAATCTTGGAAACGTTGCCACGCTACACCCATGAAAAAAGCCCCCTGGTTTTACCCAGGAGGCTTTCTCTTCCCCTCACTCCACTACAGGTGGA